CACGAGCCGGCCTTGATCCCCGAGCCGGCCTTGATCCCCGAGCCGGCCTTGATCCCCGAGCCGGCCTTGATCCACGAGCCGGCCTTGATCCACGAGCCGGCCTCGATCCCCGAGCCGGCCTTGATCCACAAGCCGGCCTTGATCCCCGAGCCGGCCTTGATCCCCGAGCCGGCCTTGATCCCCGAGCCGGCCTCGATCCCCCAGCCGGCCTCGATCCCCCAGCCGGCCTTGATCCACAAGCCGGCCTTGATCCCCGAGCCGGCCTTGCAATGAATGGCCCCTTTGGCGACGACGGAGCCTTTGAACACGACCCAGCCCATCTCGGCCTCTATCGTGATGTTTCCTTCATAGGCCGAAAGATTAGGACCGATATACTGGCCGTCTTTGACCTGTTCGGCGGTCACAACGTGAGTTGGAATTTTATCCATCGCGATGTCCTCGGTTAATCGTCGGAGAGTTCCAATAAGGCCCGCCGGGTGATCACGTTGATATCCAGCGTCACGTCCTGCTTTTTGCGCCATTGATCGGGCGCTCGGTTGGTCAGAATCAACTCGATAGCGGCCACGTTCGGCGGATAATGCTTGGTGTAGTACTGCTCGTGAACGTAGTCCTGGCCGGTTGTGGGGTCCTTCATCTTCGTGAAATGCACCGCCTCGTGGCTGTAGCCGAGGCCCGCCGCATGCAGCGCCTTGACCTGTTCCGCCGTGAAGCTCTCACCGCCTCTCGTCCTTGCCTCTCGCATCGACGGATTCGCTTCCATCCAGCGATAGAAGGTCGCGCTGCTGATTCCGAGGCGCTTCCACATTTGCTCATCGGTGAAGCTGAGCCACGCCATCGTCTCGACCTGCTGATCCGTGATCGCGCCCTGATACCGGGTCTGTTTGCGCCGGGCCTCGGTGGCGAGCGCCAGGGACTGCGCCTTGGACATGGGCTTGCGCTTAGGGTGACGGGTCTTTGAGGTCCGCTTGGCCTTCGGGGGCGCATTGGAGGAGCGGCTAGGCATCTTGGCGCACCTCGAACCCGCTGGGACCGCCGCGCTTCGGCTTGCCCTTGAACGGAGACAGCAAGATCACCGATTCCAGGCCATCCGCCGGCAACGCCCCCAGGAGCATCATCTCAATGGCCATGGACGCCGGGCCGGGCATGCCCGTCTTGTTCTCCAGCCAATTGCGCACCGTCCCGCCAGGATCGCCCGGTCCCAGGCGCAGGGCGCGCCCCAGCTCGGCCGGGCGCACATTGCGGCGAAGGCCCCAAAGATAACCCAGCTCCCGCATCGCCATCTTCAGCCGAGCGCCTTGTTCGGGATCAATCATCGCAACATGCTCTCCAGAAGGCCGAATGCGCGCCCAGTCATCCGTGAATCCCCTCGGCTCAACGACGCCAAACCCCTTTTGTCGGACAAGGTGTAGCCGCACATGTCCAACACCTTCAGGGTGTTCGCGATCCCGTCCTTGGCCCATTCCAGATAGGTCATGAGCTTAGGGCCGTCCCCGGTGATCTGAATCACGTGCTGCTTGGGGTCGAGCTTGTAGAAATCGCATATGGCGCGGGCGATTCGCTCGCTCTGGCGGTCGGTCAATTGCATCGGATCAGCCCCTTCAAGTCCATGATCATGCCTGCCTTGCGGTCTGGCGTCGAGTCAAAATCGGAAGTCTACCGACTGTCGGGGCGGTCAGGATGGCCGAAGGGGAGCGGCTGGACCAGCTCGATCTCCAACGCCCTGAAAACCATCATCGCCCGAGGTGTGGCCTTCAGCCTGGTCCAGGCCGCCACCGTTCGGGGCGTGAGGCGGCGGTTGAAGATCATCGCCCCGCTCAGGTAGCTATCGGCGAAGGCGGTCCCACAATCCTCGGCCATGGCCTGCCAAAGCTCATCGGTCACCGTCATCGGCAATTTGGGTTGAAGCGCCATTCTCTCGGTCCCGTTTTTCCAATAATTCGTGATACTTGCGCCAACGATCAGCCTCTTCGGCCTTCTCCTCCGGCGTTATCGGCGGTCCCTGCGCCACGGCCTGGACCGGCTCGCCGTCCAGCCATCGCTCCTGGTTCAGCCAGGTTGCCGGATTGCACCAGGGCCGATCCACCGGCTTGCGCTCCCGGTAGCGCTGCAACGCCGGCAGGATCACGAAATCCAGCGGATCGAAGCTCGAAATCTTCGCCATGGCCAGGGGGAAGGCCTTGCGGGCAGCGCCCTTGCCGGTCTTTTCGGGGTAGGCTTCCCAAAATCGATCGAACCCGGCGAGCTTGGGGGAAGAGGTCCCTTTAGGGACCGAAGGGGGACTTGGGGAAGGGGTTATTTCTGAAGGGGGTTTGGGGGAAACGTCTTTAGGGGAAACCCCTTCGGCCGATTCTGCCGATTCTGCCGATTTCGGCCGATTTCGGTTGGCTCGATATTCACGATCACGCGAACGGCGGCGCTCTGCGGTCTCATCTTTCAGGATCACCGGAACGGGTTCTCGCGCCGCCAAGGCTTCGGCGACACGGCCCACCAGCTCCGGGTCCAGACCGGCGCGCACGAGGTCGGCAATGAGAAGGGAAACGGTCACGCACCCATCCTTGGGGGTGACAGGCGCGCACGCGCGCTATAGGCTGATCCAGCCATCGGTAATCTCCATCGGGTATCGATGGCTTTTTGGGTTGCCCCTCCAGCCCTTCGAACCCCGCCGCTTCAGCCCCGGCGGGGTTCACATTTATGGCTACGTCGGAGCGTTTGTCTAGGCGACGATGCGAGGGACGTGGAAGCGCGGCGCGGGATACCATTCGGCCAGGACCCAAGACGCCTTGACCAGGCTGTCCACCATCACCCAGGACGCGCCCATGTCCGCCACCTCGCCCCGAAAGAGCGCCTGGGCGGCCGAGACGCGGCCTCTCTCGGCCTTGATCTCCATGAAGGCCACACCGCCTTGGGGAAGCACGAACACCAGGTCGGGCACGCCCGCGCGGACCCCCAGGCCCTTGAAGATCGCACCCTCGACCGCCGAACGCGCGCCGCCGTTCGGGACATGGAAGAACGGGACGGCGGGGCGGATTTGGCTGGCCAGGGCCACCACCGCCCGGTGGAGCGCTTGCTCCGGTCGGGCGGTGGCCTTGCGGGACGGCTTAGCGCCGGGTTTCATGCGCGGTCGCCATGGCCTTCAGCACGACGCGGAGCGCCTGCTGCTGGACGCGAGTCATATCGCTGATCAACTCGGCCTCCGGAACAGCCTGGATGACGCTCAGGGCGCGTCCCACCTGCCTTGTGGCCAGGTTGCTCTCCAGAAGGTCGTAACCGCCCACGCTGGCCGTGAGGCCGGTGAAGAAGTAGCTCACTTCCGTCCCCAGGATCGCGGCGCAATCCCAAAGGGTTGACGCGCTCATACGATTGGAGCCGCTCTCATACTTCTGAACCTGCTGAAAGGTCAGCCCGAGCTTATCGGCCAGGGCCGTTTGCGACATGCCGAGCTGTTTTCGGCGCTGGCGCAGCATCTTGCCGACGTGTTCGTCCACTGGTTTTTTCATCGTCCCCGTCTCCTTCATACCGGGTGTTTTCGAGGGCCTGAGCGACCAGCGCCCGGCCCTCCTCGGACAGGCTGTAGCCGATGCCCGCATGGGCGATGAGCGGCGAGCCCCCAAGCTTCTTGCGAATCTTACTGACGTACACCGCCGCGAGATTCGAATTGACGGTCTTGGCGTGATCCGGGCGCACCGACACGGTCACCACGCGCTCACGGCTCACCGTGCGGCTATCGAAGAGCGCAAGGGCGATCCGGGCCTGGTTGGGCGTCAAGGCGAAGTGCATCATCAACGCGGCCAGGCGCTGGTCATGCCGCTCCGCGTAGACGATCTGGCGCAGGGCGAAACACTCGTCCTCCAGCTCCTCGCGCGTCATGGTGTGAAGGCTCTTAGGCAAGTGACCACCCTCCGTCCTGGCGCTTCCAAACCGAAACGCGCGTCCCAGCCAGCACAGGGGCCGGCGTGACGACCTGGGCGCGCTCCTGGCGGGTGACGCTCTTGCCGGTCCGGTCCAGCCGGATCAGCGCATGGTGTCGACCGTCACCCGTACGCCAGGCCTGAATCACCACCCCATCCAGAACCGTGCTCATGCCTTCAATCTCCATTGGTAGGGCTGTCCTTCCAGGTCGAAGGCGATGGGTTCCAGGTCCACCGCGTAGGTTCGGAACATCCCGACATGGACCCGCTCGCCGGTCCCGGTGATGCAGGGCAGCGCCGTCCGATGCTTGGCCTCGCGCCCCTTGAACTCGATCATGAGGCAGACCGTCTCGCCGCGCTCCAGTTCTTCGATCAGCCGCGCCTTGCATTTAATCATCGATATACCCCGGCCCGAGCGCGTCCAGCACGGCGTGCGCCAACTTGAAGGCGCTCGGACGCTCCTGGACGGCGATCATCTCATAAGTGGTGAATTTGAAACCGCAGTGCCGACAGGTGCGCCTGCGACGAATGGCGTTTTGGGTCTTCACCGGGCGGCTGTCCTTCACGTCCAGCTCGGGCGAACCGCACTCGGGACACCTCATGGCGACACGCGGCGATAGAAGGTTATCTCCTCCAGGCCCAGGGCGCGCAGGATGGATGGACCCGGCCGCTTCACGCCCCTCATCACCTCACAGAGGTAGGGGTAATTCACGTCAAGCTTCATGGCCAGTTTCTGAATGTTTCCCGCGTCCGTCGCCATCCGTTCCAGAAGACTACGTACGCCGCTAGGGGTGAGGTCGATGGTCGTTTCCATGACGCGATTATGCGTAATAGCATTTGACGTGCAAGCGAAATCTGTCCATGATCGGATTGTCTTTTGAAGGAGGACAACTCATGGACCCGACCGCCGGATACATCGGAGCCAACTGCTCCTACTGCGACCAGCGCTTTGATATCGAGGCCCTGGACCACGAGGACCATTGCCCGGCTTGCCGCGAAGCGGTGGCCGCGATCCGCGCCGCCGACGCGGCGGAGGCGATGGACTATCCGACACCCGCGCCCATACAGCATTTCCCAGACCGCCCCTTGGCGCGTCGAAACTTCCCGATCTACAAGGGCGGCGTCGCTCACATCATCGGCGAGACGGCATGGATCGAAAGCCGGGACGAGGCGCGGGCGCGCTTGGCCCATACCTTGAGCCTGCTGGCGATGGCCGAGGATGGACACCCGCTCCAGGCCCCCAATCTTAGCGGCCACACGCTGAACGCCTGGGACCTGGCCTTGGCGCTCGCTCACCCCTACAACGCATAAGGCGTTCGTTATGACCCTGAACGACGTTCTCAGTCCTGAGGAAAAGGCCCGCGCCGTCATCGGGCACAACCGCGCCAGCGCCTATGAGGCCGATCTCCGCAAGCTGGAGGCTCAACTGGCCGAACTGACGCCCTGCACCACCGAGGGCGCGCCCAAGCTTCGCGACGTGATGAAGCTGGCGGGCGAGGCGTTCTCCGGGATGGAGGTCGACCGCAAGGAGGCCCAGGACCCTCACCAGGAGAAGATCGACGACATCCGCGCGGCCTATCGCCCGCTGACGGAGCGCGCCTCCACGGTGAAGGAGAATGCCCGCAAGGCCTTGAACATCTGGAGCGAGGCCGAGCGCCTTCGCCTGGAGCACGAGGCGGCCGAGGCCAACCGTATCGCCCAGGAGGCCTCAGCGGAGGCCGCCAGGCGCGCCCAGGAGGCGAACCCGTTCGAGGTGGAAGAAACCCTTGACGCGGCCAAGAACGCCGCTGAGGCGGCTCTGGAGGCCGAATACGTCGGCAAGGTCGCGGCCAGCGGCCCGCGCGTCGGCTCGGCCAGCGGGATCGCCAAGGCCGGTGGACAGCGGATCACCTGGTCCGCCAAGGTGACCGACACCAAGAAGGCCGCCGCCTACTTCCACAAGCATCCGGACGTTGTGGCGGTCCTCACCAAGCTCGCCAGCGCCCAGATGCGGGCTTCCAAGGGTGCTGGCGCGATTCCGGGATGTGAGCCGGTGGAAACGAGGAATTTCGTATGATCAGTGACCCTCCCAAGCACTTCATGCCGAAGGCGATGCAGGACAAGCTTCGCCCGCCCTTCGATCTCTTGCAAATGCCGGCGGGGATCGCCCAACTCCCCAAGGATGGGCGCGGCTATCCCATCCCCTGGTTCGTCGACATGCGCGCGCCGCAGATCAAGGGAAACCCGGATTTCCGGGTGATGGACGGCCACCGCCTGGTGGAGGCGGTGAAGGGCCATCTCTGCTGGATTTGCGGCCAGAAAATCCAATCGCCCTTGGCGACCTTCGTCGCCGGCCCGATGTGTGGGATCAACCGCACCAGCCAGGAGCCGCCCTCGCACCATTCTTGCGCCGTCTGGGCGGCCAGGGCCTGCCCCTTCCTGAACACCCCGAAGCGGGTGCGCGACGATCAGGACCTACCCGAGGGCCATGTTGTGAGCGGCGAGATGATCGCGCGCAACCCCGGCGTGACCATGCTTTGGGTGTGCGAGACATTCCGGCCCTTCCCGGTCAAGCGATCGGACGGCACGGGCGGCGGGGTGCTGTTCCAGATGGGCGAGCCGTCGCTGGTGGTCTGGTACGCCGAAGGCCGCGCCGCCACGCACGAGGAGGTGATGGAGAGCGTGGAGAGCGGGTTGCCGCTCCTCCTGAGGGCAGCGGCCGAGGACGGCGCGCTGGCATGTTTTGAGCTAGGCCGGGCGGCGGAGCGTTTCCACCGCTTCGTTCCGGCACAGGAGCCCCTATGAGCGACGACATCCCCGACTACATCGCGCGTGAAGAGCCAGGGCCTCGGCCGCGCCCCAAGATGCCGGCGGAGATCGCCCAAGCGATCGTGGAGGTGATGAGCGGCGTGGTGCGGCTGCACAACTCCGAAACCAACACGCACGCCAATTACCGGTTCGTCAGCGTGGACCAGTATTACGAGCTGCTGCGCACCCTCATGGCCAACGCCGGCCTGGTGATCTTCCCGGAGGAGGTTTCGACCGCTTTCCAGACCACCGGCAACGGCGACAAGGTGCGGACCTGGCTGAAGATCAGGTACGAGTTCACCCTCATCCACGCGCCCAGCGGCCAGGAGTGGGAGCACCGTCCCCAGAAGACGGCCATGGTCGACGCCAGCATGGGCGCTCAAGCCTTCGGCGCGGCGCAGTCCTACGCGGAGAAGTTCTATCTCCGCTCCCTGTTCAAGATGGCCACGGGCGAGCCGGATGGCGACGCGGAGGCTGCTGGCAATATCGCGCCGCAGGTGGCCAAGCGCCCACCCACCAGCCGCCAGGCGCAGGGCATGGGCGCGGACCATGGACACTCCCCGCCGCATGACGACTTCCCCGGCGACCGGCCCCCGCCCGGTGGCCGCAAGTCCAGCCAGCAGGCCAAGAAGGACGGCGAGTGGGACTACATCACCAAGGGAATGGGTCTCCAGCGCAGCGAGGAGGAGCTTCGCGCGTGGGCCAAGGCCAATGAGCCGCGAATCAACAAGCTCCCCAAGGCCTGGGTGGCCGAGGCGAAGGAACTGTACGGCAAGGAGCTGATCCGCGTGCGCGAGGCCGACCAGCGCCGCGTGGACCGCATGGACACCTCCAGGGGCTTCGACGAACAGACCGGCGAGGTTTTCGAGGGTGATCAGGAGGAGCCTGATCCGGAAGCGCGAGCGCGCCGCGATCGGGAGATCTTGGGGGCTATGCGAACCGGCGCGGATTTGCCGCTTCGTGAAGGCCAGCAAGACACCGGCCATCTGAGCGAGCCCTTCGACGACGAGATACCCTTTGGCTGAGACCGTCTATGTCCGCGTTGAGAGGGGCCACCTGGTCGCCACCAACGCGGCCGACGCGGAGCTTTTGGATGGCCTGGAGGGTGAGGTGTTCAAGGCCGTCCTCACCCAGCCCAAGGGGCGCAGCGTCCCCCAGCTCAATCTCTATTGGAAAATGTGTACGCTGATCGCGGAGAACCTGGAGAGCGACCCGCCGATCTCCAAGGAGATGATCGATTACGTGATCAAGATCGAGGCGGGCCACTGCTTTGCGATCCGCATGAACGATGGGACCTACCGGCTTTTCCCCAAGTCCATAGCCTTCAACCGCTTGACGCCAGAGCGCTTTTCCAAGTTCATGGACAGGGCCTTCAATGTGGCGGCGATCAAGTTCGGGCCGGCGCTGGTGGAGGCCGTGAGGCTGAAACTCTACAAGCTGATGGATGGCCCGACTTGACCGCAGGCCTTGGATCATGGACATTCATGCCTACGTCACCCTGTCCATTGTCCATTCACCTGGTGAACCATGACCGAGCGCGAAGCTGATATCCTGACCGCCATGCTTCCCGGCGGATGGAAACGGCCGATGGACTTCGGCGGCCACGACGGCAGTCACCATGCGATCACGGCGCAGCGGATGGCGGCCAAGGGTTGGGTGGAAAAGCGCCGTTTCAGGGTGATGTCTGGTTCGAGAGGCCATTGGCGCTATCAGATCAGCGACAAGGGCCGGCAGGCCCTGCACAATCACAATTTCATCCGCCTGCCGGCTTGAAGCTCCGGTCCTCGCTCCACCGGTCGAGCTTGTTTTCCACGCGGCCCAGCGTGGCCTCGATCGTGTTCATGCGGGCATTGACCAGCCGATCAAGGCCCTTCACCCGCTCATCCATCGCGGGAATCAGGTCGACCTTGTTCTTCACGTCGGCCAATTGGGTGTCCATGGCGTCGGCCCGTTGTTCGAGCGCCTTCACCCGGTTTTCAAGCTTGCCGAGTTCAGACGCGTCATCACGCGCCCCTTGGAAAAAGCCCCGGAAAAGCGCGACGCCGCTGATGACCACGGCCAGGACCGAAGCGAGTCCGGGCAGGCCGGTGAGATCAGACAACGCGCGCCCCTCTGGTTTAAGCCTACTTACGCGATGGCCGTTGGGCCGGTTCCACTCTTTTTCGCGCTGGCCGACGCAATCAGCGCGTCAAGCGCCACATCCGCCAGCTCGGCCCCAAGCGGGCCGATGGTGGTCTGTAGATAGCCGTTCACTGCCGTTTCGGCCGCCTGGGTCACAGTCTGACCGATCGTCGCACCCGCCGCGTTCACCTGGTTCAGCGCATCCACGAGCGGTTGCTGGTTGGGGTGCGAGGGCGTGGGAACCGCCGCGCCGCCGGAAAGCCCGCTAACGAACGAGCCCACGAAACCGGATAGCCAAGACATGTCGTCCTCCTCATCATGCCGCCCGTTGCGGCCCAAAGAGCTTATAGGCGGGGTCCTGGCCAAGCCAGAGGGCCACGTCGGACTTTCGCCTTGCCACCAGGCCGGCGATGATCTTGCCGTCGCTGTAGACGAAGCGCGCCATCTGCGTGGGGACATCGGCCAGGTTGCCGTTGCGCAGGTCCACCCAGATTTCCCAGGTCGACACCTCGCCCACGTTGAACACGAACGAGAGGAGGGCGGCATACTGGTAGTCGGTCAGCGCCTGGATTCGCGCCGCGCCGATCGCGCTTTCCAGGCGGCGCGCGGCGGTCTCGCAATCGGCGGTGCAGGCCCTGAAGATCATGGCGGGGGTCCACACCAATCCAGGACCAACGTCGGGTCCGGTGTGTCCAACCCCAATCGTCCAGCGACCACGGGAGTCCTGATACGAACGGGTCTTATAGCCCTCCTCCTTCTCCAGGTAGGGCACAACATAGGCCGGGATCGCGCGCACTAGGGCCGGCGAGGCCACCACTTGGGCGAGGATCTGGGACGGCGGGGCGGGCGTCACCGCCTTCGGGGCCGCAGCGATGGCGGGAAGCATCTTGGCCGGGGGCGGCGCGCCCCTGGTGGTTGCCTGCGCATCGGGAAGCTCGCTCGCCATCACCGAAGCCTTGCCCGCCAGACTGAGGATGTGGAGCTGGCCGGCCGCCGCCGTCGCCAGGGCGGCTAAGGTGGTCACGACGGTCACGAAGGGCGAGATGAGGTCCGCCAGGCGCGTCAGGAGGCCGGAATACTTGGCCAGGCCGAAGGCCGCCAGGATGACCGCGAGGGCCAAAAGGGCTTGCCGTCCCATGGTTTCAAGCTGGTCGCGGCGCGGGTCCGCGTTGACCACGATCGGTGGTGTCGTCATGTTCAGCCCTTTCAGGTTTTGATGCAGAGCACCATCGTCAGATTGACCGGGCGCGTCTCGTTCCCCACGGCCACGGGCCCGTTCGTGCCATCGCCGGCCGCCAGGGGCGTGGAGGTGCTGCCCGAGGCCGCCGCGCCCGTGGAATTGACCTGGTTCTGATAGACCGTGTTGTCGCCGCCCGAGGCGAAGTTGGTCACCACCCCGCCCGTGCCCGAGGAGGTGCGCACGCCCCATTGGTGGAGGTGGCCCTGGAGCTGCTGCCCCTGGAGCGTCCCCAGCGCCGCCGCCGCGCCGCCGCCCGCCCGTAGGAACGCGCCGTTGTTCGCCGCCGGGGGCAGGTTAAAGGTGGTCGACCCGTCCCCCGCGCCATAGGTGGTCCCGATCTGGCCGAAGAGCGCGGCATAGGTGGAGCGCGAGACGGCCGACCCGTCGCAAAGCAGCCAGCCGCTCGGGATGCTCGTCATGGCGAACATGCCGTATAGGCCCGGCGGCAGGATCGAGGCCGAGGCCAGGGCGGCGGCGACGAATTGGGTGGTGGCGATCTTCGAACTGGCATCGTTCGCCGCCGGGGTGGGGGCGGTCGGAACACCCGTGAAGTTCGGCGAGTTGATCGGCGCGAAGCCGCTGATGCTCTCGGGCGCGCCCAGCAGATAGATATTCTCGTATGAGAACATCTCCCCATTCGGGAGCTGGAGCACGCAATCATAGGCCACGCTGGCATCCGCCCAAATCACCGTGGTCTGATCATAAAAGCGCCCGGCGGCGTTGGAGACCTGGGGATTGCTGATGGGGGTGGCGAGCCCCACGTCCGCGAACAACCCGGCCAGGGTGTCAGTGCCGGTCAGGAATACCGTCAGCGTCGCGCCGACCTGGGGAACGGCGCTGGCGCTGAGCGTGGGTTCAGAAAGGGGAAGGATGAGGCGACCGCTGGCCATTAGAACCCCTTATCAGCTTGAAGGAGGACGAGGGGGCTACCCCAACGGCCAACGGTCTAGGCAGAGGGTAGCGTCGCCGTCACCCGCTGACAACGGGGCGCAACATCGGCGCTTTACGTCGTGTCCCTTATTGTCCATTATCGGGTTGTCTTTTGAAGGAGGACACCATGAACGCCACCGCCGAAACAGAACGCTCTTGGCTTATCCGGGGAATCACCCGGAACGGCAACCCCACGCACTTCCACGTTCAGGCCTTCGATCATGCTGACGCTCATCGCAAGGCGATCAAGTCCAAGGCGCTCGCGGGTGGTCAGGTGCTGGACATCATCCTTTGGAAGCGCCGCGCGTGAAGGTCATTGCCCCGCACCGCATCTGCGCCGAGTGTGGCCAGGCGTTCAAGGCCACGCATGGTCGCCAGACCTTCTGCACACCCCAGGAGAAGGAGCGGTACTACAACCGCCAGAGCAAGCGCGGCAAGGTGATCATGGACCTTCTCCAGGTCTGGCGGGGCGCGAAGAGCCGGCGCGGTGACCAGGACGGCAAGTGGGCGTTCGGCGAGCTATGCCGGCTCCTGGACGCCTGGAACCTGGAGGACCGGAAGGCCGGTCGCCGGCCGGATGTGAACGTGAGGCGAAAGCGCACGTCGCTCTGGAGCGCGTCGGATATCGAGACGGCGGCATGAGGCTTGCACCGCTGATCTAATCACGAATTAACTTTGGAGGGAGAGCCGAAAGATGAGCGAACCCATCACCCACTTCGACCACCGCGAAAAGGGGCGCGTCGAGATCGCCTCCATGTTCGGCGAGCACGCGTACAACACCGCCGACAAGATGGAGCGCGAGGGCTCGCACCCCCAGGAGGTCATCGACGCGGTGCGCGAGCACGCCCACAAGGCCTATGACGCCTGGGCGGCCGAGAACCCGGAGAAGGCCGAGGAGGCCAAGGCCAAGCGGGCCGCGAAAGGTCTGCCGCCCCGCGGACGGCCGGCGGCGGATTAACCTGTCGTCAACACCTTCCCGCTAAGGTCCGATTGTCTTTTGAAGGAGGACGCCATGATCCATTTTCTGATCTTCTACGCCTCAGCGGCGATGTTCACGTTCGCGCTGATCGCCCTGGATGCGATTTGGGACGCCAGGAAGCCCGTGGGCGGGCGTTTCGGGTCGCGGGCCCCTACCCTACCGCGCCGGATCGGCGCGCTGGCCGTGTGGCTCGCCCTGGCGGCCTTTTGGCCCCTCACGCTGGCGCGCGTCGTTTGGCTGATGATTTTCCCGGTTCCCGAGGATGATGACCAACCGATGGAGTTCAAGCGCGGTCCTGGCCGCAAGTTGGACGCTCATGAACGGCCTATGCGTCCAGGCGATATCCTCGACCGTCGTTCGGGGAGGAAATCATGATCGCCCTGGGTCTGTGGATCATCGGGTTTTGCGGCCTTCTTGTCATCCTATGGCTGACGTGGATCGCGATGGTGGTAGCCGCGCACGTGCTCGCCTGGACAGTGCTTTTCATCGTCCGCCTGCCGATCGCGATCCTGACGGGCGCGGGGCGTGCGGTGATCACGGGTGGCGACTTTCTTGCTGGGTTAGCGCGCCCGCGCCTTGCTGACCGGCGAACCCGGCAAGCGCATTGGGATTCAGCCCCCCAGCGGATGGCGCTGGCCTTACGCTCGCCCCAAACGTCGCGGCCCGGATGGTCGAGTTCGCCCCCGCATCCTTTGCCGCCTGAAGAAGAGGCCCCACACCCGGAATCTTTACGAGCGCAGCTAGAACGGATGGTGCGGCTTTATGAGCCATCTGAGCCAGACCAGTGAACGTGTCGGATCGGTTGATGCCGCCAGGCAGTGGTTCGGTGGCCACGTGGGCGGTCGTGACGAAACGGGAAATCAGGTCGCGCTCAGAGGGCGTCAACAGCTCATCCATGACACCGCCGTATTTTCGCTGAGCCGCGTTCCATACCGTGGCGAGCTTGGCCCCCGAAATCTCGGTGCCGCCGCCTGGCGCGGTCTTTAGGCCCTGCTGAAAGATACGGTCCACGAAATCGCCCTTCAGGCCCTGCCACTCCGTTCCCGTGCGCCCGAGCACGTCCCCCAAGCGCCCGATGTCCCGGCGCGCATTGATGCCGCCAAGGCTCCCCAGACCCTCGCGGCCCATGATGTAGTTTAGCGCCTGGTCTGGCGGGACCTTGAGCGCGCCTCGCACACCGCCCCGGTCAATCCTGTCGGTGAGGGTGTCGATGAGGTCGTTTCCCTCGAACAGGCGGCCGAACGCGCGGCGCGCGCCGATCGCATCTTTCCAGGCCTGCACGCCGGCCGGGTTGCCCTGGAAAAGGTCGCCCTTTACCGCGCCGTCTATGGCCGCGTCGAGCTGCTGCACCACCGCGCGCGCGGCGGAGCTTTCCACCGTGGGGGGATAGGGCGCGGCCAATTTGGTCAGTCGGGCGCGGGCGTCGAACAGGTCCCGCACGGCGTTGCCGGTCGGTTGTATGCCCGGCGTTTTCGCAAGCGTTCCCCCAGTGCTGGCGACGATCCTGGCCTGCACCTCCGGGGAGAATTTGGATAGATCAGCGCCCATCACCGATGCTGGCGCGCCAGGCGCGGCAACGGGCGCGGCCTTGGGCGCGAGCGCGGCTTCTATGTTTTGCAGCTCGCGGGCCACCTTTGGAATATTGCGGGGGTCATAGTCCTTGATGCCGGCCGCGAGCGCCTGGCGAATGGTCGACGCACCCCCTGGCGTAAGGGCCGCTCCGGGCGCGGCGCGCGCACGATCGTATGCCGCGTCAACAGCGGACTTGAGCTGATCCCTGCCTTCGTTGAGTCGGCTGGAGACATTGGCCGCGCCTTCCCCCGGTTCCAACTCCTGGCCGCCCGAGACGATCTGGCGGATTTGCTGGGTGTTCGCCTGGAGAGCGCCCTGCTGGGCCTGACGGAAGTTGGCCGCCGTCTGTTGAGCCGGCGTCCCCTTCGCGCCCTTGAGCGCCAGGCTCTCCTCCATCTGGAGCGCGGGATCACGCGCGGCCTGCCCCGCGCTGAGCGGGACGGGCGTCGGGAGCGTCTCGGCCACGCCGCGAAACGCCGAGTCGACCGGATGCCCCCCGGCGGCGATGGACTGGCCGATAGCCCCCGTCGTCTCGGGCGGAAGGGTTCCAAGGCGCTCGGCCGCAAGGGCGTCGTTGGCCGCGCTGGTGTTCTGGGCGATCCTGGCGGCCGAGGTGGGGATAGCGTTGGCGATCATCCGGCCGCCGCCACCCAGGACACCGCCCGCCAAGGCCCCCGTGACCGCGCCGCCCTCCGCGCCCTTCAGGCGGTTTTCCAGATCCCCGCCCGCCTCGCCAGCGCCCGTCACCGCGCCCGTGCCAGCGCCCACGAGCGCGCCACGTCCAACGGCTCCCAAGACGGTCGGGGCCGCGCCAATGAAGTCCCCGCTCGCCGCGTTGATCGGGTTGGCGACCGATCCGGCAATGCCTAGCGCGAGGTTTTCCTTCGGGTGAGCTTTTTGGAAATCCTCATGCATCGCCCTGTCGGCGTCGGTGACCGCCTGATAGGCCTCGCCTGGACTATAGGTCGTGGGCTTTTGGCCCTGCATCTGGGCGAGGGCGTTATTGATGGCCGTTCCGACATAGGCCTCAGCGCCATGCACTTCCGGCAGGAAGCCCATGGTGGTTCCTTCCGCGACAGCCTGACCCTCGGGGCTGAGGGTGGACTGGAGAGCCTTCGCGGCCTTTTGGATATCGGTCTGCGCCGGGGCGCTCGCCGGAAACAGGTCCGCATCGCTCAGCCCCTTGGCGGCCTCAGGCGCTGGAGCAGGAGCTTCAGCGGCGGTCACGGCGGCAGCGGGCGCGTTCGGATCATTCTGGCTGATCCCGCCTTGGGGCGCGAAATGAGCCCCCCCGGCCGGGGCGCGCTTGATCAGCCCATTGTTGTCCACATAGAACGCGCCCTCGGGAACATCACCCCCGGCGGCGGACACCCCCATGGGGTGACGCGGCGAGCCAGCGGGAGCGTTCGGATCGATGCCGCCGGCCGCCGCGAGTTGCCTGTAGGTCGCCGCCTGTTGGCCCGTGGGATCGCCAAGGCTCGGGTCGGCGCCAGAGCCTTGAAACACCACGGCGGCCGGCTGAGCCGGCGTGCCCGTGAACAGGTCCGCGTCAGATTGGCCGCCGCCGTCTAGTGCCATTTCCCGTCAGCGCCCCAAATCTTGACGCCCACGGGGGTGTCAATGGTCGTTTGACCCGGTACGCGCTGATTCATCGGCGGAAGGCCCGAGGCGTCAACAACAAATCGATGCGGCGCGGCGGGCAACGCGGCCTGCATGCTGCCCGGCGTATAGCCGCCCTGCGCCTCCAGGCGCGCGCGCTGGCCATTGAACATAGCCGCCTGGCCATAGGTGGCCTGGACCTGGGAATAGCCCGCGTCCGCGATCTGCTGGCGCATTTGCTTGGTGATCGGGCTGGAGCCGCCGAAGCCCTGGAACTTGCCAAGCCATTCCTGCGGCAGTCCGAAGGATTTGATGATATCGCCCGGAGATGCGCCCGTGTTTCCGCTCATGGCCCCTAGGATCGCGACCGCCGCCGGCCCTGTCATGGTGGGGAGGTTTTCGCGCATGGAATTATAGGCCGTGATGGCGCGCTGGGCGGACTGCACCTGAGGATTGGCCGCCGCGCCGGCCTGAACGCCCGCCAGGTCAGCCGCTCCCGCCACGGTTCCGGGAATCGCGACCAGGCTTCCGTCCGGATTGCGCTGAAACATGGCCCCTGGCGGGGTGCCGGCGGGGTGGAAGGGCGCGCTCACGTACTGACCGCTGTGGAGAAGGGTCGCGCCGCCGGGAACGGCCGCGCCGGTTGGCGCTGGTGCGGCGGCCGATTGTGCCGAATGCGTGCGATCAAGGACTTGGCCGCGTTGGGCTCCGTTTCCCCAGCCGATGTGCGCCGAACCGTTGGCCTCGAAAATGAGCTGATCAAACGGAATGCCCGAAGCGATGACCTTCTGGGCGATCTGGTCATGCGTCATGCCGGCGGGGGGCATGAAGTCCACCGCCGTGCCGTTTCCAGGGATGTGCTCCGATCCTGGCGCACCGCCCACGGCGGCGTTGTGGGCCGGGCTGCGTACGGTGCTCGTGACCTGTACCGGAGTCCCCAGCAGGCCCGACAGATACTGGGCCGGATGCGCCGAAACGGCGGCGATGACGGGCGCGGCCGGGAGGGCCGGCTTATAGGCCGGGTGAGGCGGGGAGGCCGCTCCGTTGCCACCAGCGGCGGGCGCACCCCCCGTGGGTGACGCGCCGCCCTCCACTGGGTTGACGTTGACGTTGAGGAGATCAACCCCCTTGGGGACGGCGGTGGGCTGAAGAAGGGCCGGATTTTCGGCGATGGTCGCGCCGGTATCGAGGCTCTGAATCTTCTGACTCGGCCCGGTGACTTGGGGGCCATAGGTGGGCGCGATCGTCTCCTCGCCGTTCTGCACGACGCGCTGACCAGGGGCGACCGGTCCCTGATAGCCCATGGCCGTCTTAAGCGCCTCCTGAATGCCCGAGGTGTCGCCGCCGTGGCTGGCGATCCGCAACACCGCCGCCATGATGGCCGGATTCGTCAGGCTCTCCGGATGGTTGATCGCCGCCACCGTGTTCTGGTGCAGCGGCAGAGGGCCGGCCTGGTCACCACCAAATTCCGGGTGCTGGAGGCTGGCGGTGATGTTCTGATCCATTTGGGCGAGGTGATCATCCGAGAGATCACCCAACGCCGCATCGACGAACTTCGGGTCAACGCCCAGCTCCAGGGCATGCTCGCGGATCGCGGCGGCCGAGGTGGCGCGCGCATCCGGATCGGTGATCGCCTGGAGGTGGTCGAGGCTGTCCTTAGCGAACCCCATGACGGCTTGCTGGTGTGCCTGCTGAGCCGGCGTCAATGGCTGGGCGGACGCACCAGCAGGGGCTGGCGCGTCAGATTGAGACGGGATGCCCGAGGAAGGCTGACCGCCGGCCTGGGCAGCGTCATGGAGTTCCGACGCGCCTTGCTCCTGGCCGGCGATCTTGAAGCGTTCGAAGGCGAGGTTTTGCACCGCCTTGGCCTGGTCAATCGCCCCGGCGCGGATCAGCCCCGAAAGGGCCGAGTCCACCGAGGACGGGCTGGACAGGTCCATACCCTCAAAGGCATTCACCGCCTGGAGACCCTGGCTTGCCTGCGCCTGGGGAAGGACCGCCGCCGGGCCGCTCTGAAGCGCCGCCGGCTGATAGGGGGTGATCGAATCAGCCATCAGGTGAGCCTGGCCAGGTCAGGGGGCATATAGGCGCTGACATTGATGGGCGGGAACGAGGACGAGCCCAAGCCGGAAAACGCCCCACTGATCGCCGGAATGGAGGTGGTGGCGGCCCCGGCGATACCGTTGAACGCGTTGTTGAGATTGTTCGCGTTGTAGTAGTCGGCCCCGATCTGGATACCGGCGGCGTTGTTGTTGTTGCTGGCGGTCTGGGCGGCGTATTGCGTCCCTAGCGTGCCAAGATTGCTCGCCGCGCCGACGCCCTGCGATCCGAGGCCCGTGAGGAGACCTTCGTAGCCCTGGAGCGCCGAACCCGCCTGGCCTTGAGCATAGTTGTTCAGGGCCTTGGCGGTCGCGCCCGACTCCAGCGCCGGGGCGTTGGCGGTCTTGACCGCGTTCTCGCCCTGCTGGAGCTGGAAATTGTAGTTGGTCGAATTGAGGTAGTCGTTGAACGCGCCGGTCTGGGCGGCGGTCCCGGCCGCGCCGTTCAGGCCAAGGAGGTTGCCGAGCGCGCCCGTGGCGCTCTGGCCGGTGTTGACGAAGGGTTGAAGGTTGCCGGTGTTGGTGTTGTAGACGGAGGTTGCAACCTGGTTGTTGGCCTTTTGAGCGGCCTTCGCGGCGGCGGTCGCCTGACCCGCCGCGTTGTTCCCCAGGATCGCTCCACCGATAGAACTTGCCGCCCCGATCGCGCCCGCCGGCATGACCCAACCTTTTTCCTAATGGGTTGCGGCGGCGCTTCTGGCCTCCAGCACGTCAAGCGCGCTATGCGAAAGCTGAACAATCGCATCCCCTATGTCCACCAAAACCGGGTGGCGATCAAGGATCACCGCGCGCTGATAGCCGGCCAGGGTCGCCCAGCGGTTATAGAGGCCGATCCCCTTGTCCAGGTTGCCCTCCATCACGGCGGAAAGGGTGAAGCCCACCCAGCGGTCATGCAGGGGGTCCTCGCCGTGCGACGCATGGCCGCGAAAGGCCTCAAGCTTGGTGTGGAAAACCTGCCCCAACTCGGGCAGGTGCGGGTCTCGCATGACCCAATCCTCCAGGCGCAGGCTCATCCACTGAACCCCGACGCGCTCGCCCATGAGCGGATGCACGCCCTCGCGGCGGAAGGTCGGGCGAAAGCCGGCCAACTCCGCCCACGCCCCGGCGTTCTCGTTGCCGTCCGCCACGCTGGTGGTGATCTCGATCGCGTCGGTGGCCGTGAACATGTGGAAGAAGCCGTCACGCATCAGCCGCGCCATCGGCCGGCCCCGCGCCGCCGGCAGCGCCAGGGTGTGGGCCGTGTAGAGGCCAGGGTCCTGTTTCACCAGGATATAGCCGCCCTCCTTTTGGGAGGTGAGGAAACAGACGTTGGCCAGGTTGCGCACCGTCGTGGTGAGGTCGGGTTCGGCCGTGGGGTCCTCGAACCCCAGCCAGGGATGCACCTCCGGGTGCGCGGCGATGGCGTTGAACGGGGCCGGATCGAGGGTGCGAAGCATGGGGTTCTCCTTCAAGGAAGGAGAGCCTAGCGCGTCAGGTCGACGTGGCCAAGCTGATCGAGAAGTTGACCATGTTGTCCACATCGGTGGCGGCATAGACCGATTGCTCGTCGATGAGGGTCTGGCCGCTGATCGGAATGACGATGGTCGCGCCGGGGCCGATGGCTTGCTTGTCCGCGCCCATGATCGTGGCGTCGGTGGGCGAGCCGCCGTTGCCGACCCGCCAGACCGTCACCCAATGCGCCACCGTGTCGATGTTGGTGGCGGTGGCCTTCAGGATGGTCGACTGGCTGAGGGTGGGGGCCTGAAAGACCTGCTGCGACGCGGCGGTCAGCGAGATATCGGCGTTCCCAAGGGTGAGCGTGCTCATCTAGTCCGCCCCGGAGCCATCGGGCATGTTGATCACCCAGGAGGTGATGTCGAGGGTATCGCCGGCATTGATGGAGGTTGTGGAGAGCACCAGGCCCGCTGACGACGTGCCAACCGTGTCCTGGTCGATGGCGTTGGTGGTGGTGGGCGTGTGGGGATAGGCGCGGAAATAGCCCGCCGTCCCGGTCCCGCTGGCCGTCACCGAGGCGATGGTGTTGGCCGTGGCCACGGCCAGGCCCGTCCCGCTATCGGTGGCCGAGGCGAAGGCGGTGGCGTTGAGGTTGAAGGTGGCCAGGAGGCTCCCGGTGTCCGCCGTCTCGCACGTGGCCGGCGGCGAGCCGGTGAAGATTTTGAGCACCCCCGCGCCGCCCACGTTGAACAGCGCCGTGAGGGCGTTGAGCATGGCCTGAGCGGCGGCCATGGAAATGATGGGACTGGCGGCCATGAACTCCTCCGAAAGGTTAGAACGCCCACAACTGGCGAAGCTTCGCAAGGGCCGACAGGTCCGCGCCGTTGGCCTGCTGGGTGACGCGGCCGAGGGTCTGGGTGACGGTTCCGACTATGCCGAGGCCCGCGCCGTTGGCCTGCTGGGTGACGCGGCCGAGGGTCTGGCTGATGGTTCCCGGCGGAATGGAGATCGTCGCGGCGGCGGCCTGGGTGATGCCCCCCAGGGTCTGGGCGATGGCTCCGAAATTGGTGACGGCGGCCGGCGTGTATTCCATGAGGAACGGCACGCGCTTTTGGAAGGTCGAAGGGCTCGCCGTGGACCAATTGGCGGGGGGCGAAGCAAAGGTGATAGACGCATCCGTCGTGCCGACGATCGAGCCGAGGGTCTGGTTGTTGATGGCGTAGTAGGTCGACGGGTTGGAGCCATCGGTGGAGATGCCGATCCAATAGGTCTGGCCGCCCGTGAGGCCGAGCGCGGGCGAGAAGGTGTAGACGTTCTCGCCCAGCGCGATGGTGGTGTTGACCTGGCTCTTGCCGACCAGCGCCCCGGCCGCCCCGCCTGTCCCGGAGCTGTCATAGACCAGGATTTGGGTCGAATTGGTCCCGCTACCGGCGATCATCGCCGGCCCGATCACGGTATTCAGGCTGCAATTGACCGGACAGACCCAGGGGCCGAGCTGGGCGGTGTAGCCGCCGGCCGGAAGCTGGCCATTGGCCTGCACCTCGTCGGTCCATAGCGAGCCGAAGACGTTCGGGCTGGCGAGGGTCCAGCCGCCATATCCGGAGGGCACGCTCTCAGCGAAGGAGGTCGCGCCGAAATTGGCGGTGACCTGCGCCGTGGTGTCGACAAGCTGCACGGCCGGATAGATGCGCCCCACATTGAGGCTCGCGCTGATGTCGAAACCCTGGACGTTCGTCACCGGGTCCGCCACGCCGTTGGGGCCGGATGTGCCGCACCAGTTGCCGTTGTTCTTGCGACACCAGCACTTCTTGTTGGTGGTGTCGACGGCGATCGAGATCACGTCGCCCTGGCCGTAGGTGCTCCCCAGGCTGGCGTAGCCGGTCCCCTCCGCGAATATCGTCCCGTTAGAGGGGAAGTAGCCGAAACCGCTGGGGTTGGAGCCGCCAACGCCATTGTTCACGCCGAACCCCAGGCCCTGATAAAGCCCGGTGCAGGGGGCAAGGCCCACGCCACCGACGTTGTTGAACGTGGCGTTGTCGATGTGGACTTCGAAATACCATAGGCCCGAGCTGGCCTGTTTTCCCTCCGTCGCCATGGCCAGGACGGGGTTGGTGTTGCTGTAGACGGGGGACTGACCCGAGCGGCCGGCGAAAGTCAGATTGCCGTTGGAGAAGACGCCCCGGCTTTGGACGATCGCGTCGCCAGGGTCCCACGTGACATAGGTGGTCATGCGGCGCTCCCGTTGATGGAGGCCCGCACGTTGGCCAGGGTGGCGTCCGCCGGGTTGGGCGCGATCACCTGGAGGCCGACCCCTTCAGCAATCGTCACGCTCGCGCTGAAGGCCACCACGCCCGAAAGGGAGCCGGCGGCGAAGGTGATGGTCCCCACGGCTGTCGGAACGCCACTGACCAGCGTCACCAGCTTCAGCACGGCCGAGGCGGTGGCGGGATAGTCGCAGGCCGCGACACTGGCGGTGTCGGGTGACTGAAAGGTGATCGAAAAGCCCCACACCGCCTCGCCCAGCAGTTCGCCCGCGCTCAAGAGGCCGCCCGCGAAAAGGCCGAATCCGGACCTGGCGGGCGCGCCGCCGCCGGCCTGGTCGCCGCCGGCCAAGGCGAGGAGGAGGAGCTGTTCCATTCCCGCCAGGTCAACGGTGTTGGCGTCGCCGTCCCCCACGCCGATAATCGCGAGCTGTTCGGCGAGGTTGGCCTCCGACAGCGCCGTCTCCGCCGCGTTCAGCGCCGTCGCCGTGTCGGCCGCGATGGTGGTCAACTCGGCCTCGATCGCGGCCAGCTCCTGGAGTATGGCGTTGATGATCGCCTGGTTGCCGCCGCCGGCCTGAACCAGGGCCTGGAGGCAGCGCCGCCAGGGATCGGTAAGGGTACCGTCTGGCTGGAGGACCGTGACGCGGGCGTTCGGCAGGCTGATCGCCACCGCCTGAACCGGAGGCAGCGCCACCTTAAGGCCTCGCTTCGTTGTAGCTCGCGCTCTCCACGATGAAGTTCACCGGATCGGCGCACTTGAACTCGAACTCGCGCCCCGGCTGTTCCATGAGGCCCAGACCCCACCAGGTGGCCTTGAAGCGATAGCCGCCGATCGGACCCAGCGTGGCCGCGTCCCAGGAGGACCAGGCGTTTCCCCCGTCGTCGCTGTAGCGCATTTGCACCACGGGATTAGGGGTCGAAGAGGTTCCCACGCCGCGCACGCACTGGAGCGACACATTGTTGCAGCGCTGGACACCGCCCTGCATCCAGATCGCCCCGGCGACCACCCTTTGAATGGCGGTTCCGTCGTCGGTGGGATTGGCCGGATCAGGTTGCCAGACCGTCCCGTCCAGGCGCGAGCCGATATAGATCGAGCCGCCCTGACCGGTGCAGGTGTTGCCGATGAAGACGCCGGGATCGGTGCGGGTCCCGTAGAGCGTCCCCCAGGAGGCCCACTCCTTGCTCTGCACGTCGTAGACGTAAGTTTCGCCCTGGTCCCCGAGGCTCGGCAGGTTGATCCCGATGAAGACGTGGCCCTCCATCCCGAAGGTGAACATCGTCGCCTGGTCCAAGCCGCTATTGGCCGAGGCGACCTTGATCCGGTCCTCCTCATAAGGCTCGCTCACCCGCGTGGGAACAGTCCCGGTGCGATAGACGGTGAAGTCGTCGCCCACCCAGAAGATCGCGTTATCCGCCTGCACCCAGAGGTCCTGAGCCGCCAGGCCTCGGGCATAGGTGCGCCCCTGCGACTCGGCGAACGGCGCGGTCAGGTTGCCGGTGAAATCCCAGATTTCCACGCCATTGGCGGCCTTGAAGAAATACAGCTCCTCGCCCAGCACGGCCGAGTCGACGATGGGCGTCGGCGAGGTCTGGGCGGCCGAGACGTTGGCCGCGTTGATGGTGGTCCCATCCCCGGTGTTCGAAAAGTAGAACTGATTCGAGCCCACGACGGGATAGATGAAGATGTTGTAGAGCACGCTCACGCCCGAGAGCGGCGGCAGGGCGGAATAGCCGTCGTCAAAGGTGGTGATCGGCGTGAGCGCGCCGTTCTGGTAGCAGTAGAGGCCCCCGCCGCTCACGAGCATGAGCTGCTGCTGCGCCGACGCCATGCGCGGGTGCTGGCTATAGGCCACGTCCCCCAGCAGGTCCGAGCCCTTGTAGAGCGCACCGCCCGAGACGTGGAACGGATCGCCGTTGAACGCGCCGGGCTGCTGATAGCCGCGCAAGATCGGCCCGGTCCCAATGCTCAGTGTCGCGGTGAGGCCGGGCCTCGTGGTGCGTACGCGCCTGGAAGGACCACCCTTGCTGTCCTCCGCATAGGCGTTCAGGAGTCGGATGGGCGGCAGGTCCAGCCGTGGGCGGCCATAGAGACCGCTGGTGAGCGGAAGATCGGGCATCTCAAAGCGCTCGCCAGTCGCGCAAAGCCCTCACCAGGCCGTCGCCGTGAAGGGTCACGTCATAGTGAGGGAGAATGTCCCGCACGGCGGTTTGCGCCTCCATCGCCCAGCCGGGGCGCGTGATGAACTCCCGCTCGCCCACCATGAGGCTGATCACCCCTGGCGAGACGCCCGGTATCCGCGCGAGCCCATCTTCGCCCCAATGCACCTCGCCGCCGCCATAGCAGCAGTCCCAGCCCCACACACCATAGGCCGCGAAGCCCATCCGCGCCATCAGGTCGAAGGCGGCGGAGGTGATGCTCTCGCCGCACCGCACCGGAAGGCGGTCCTGAACCAGCTCAAAGGTCTCCGGTTCGGCGACGTGCCAAAGCACCACCTGGCGATCTTCAAGCATCTCGAACACCAGCGGGTCGCATTTGGAGGCCACCAGGAAGACCGTCTCCTCCGGGGGCTCCAGGAGGAAGTCCGTCACCAGCGCCTGGGGATCGCAGGCCGCCCAGAATGTAGGAGGAACACCGAGGGCGACACGGCTCGCCAGAGCGCCGTTGACGGCCAGGGTTGGCAACGCCCTATCGCGGGGAGCCAAGGCCGCCGTGGGGCCATTGGCGACGATCCTGACGCATCCCTCGCGCCTGGACGGCCATTCCAGCTCCGGAAGTCCGAGCGAAAGGGCGTGGCGGACGTTGGCGCGAAGGTCGACCGGAACGACGGCCTTGAAGGTGACGGGCCTTAGGCCGACCGGAGACTCCGCCAATGGGTGCTATCCTCTGCGACGAAGAACGCGCTCTTGGCGGCGGCCAGGCTGATCGCCACGTTTGAAGCCTAGGCATCGATGGTGGAATGAAGCGGCGGATAGACCTTGATGCCGTGCGCGGTGGGGACGAAAATCCAGAGTCCCAGGCCCGTCACGTTCGCCGGCAGCTCCAGGGCCCTCCAGTGAGGTGGTCGTGGACGCGAAATACATCCCATTGCCGGTCAGCTTGGTCGCGTTCCCCTGGCTCGCGCCGGCCGCCACCACCAGCGTGGGGGCGATGGAGGGCTGTCCGGAGATACCGGAGGGGAAGGACGCCGGCTTGTGGGTCAGGTTGCCCGCGCTGGCCGGGTTGACGCCGGGGATGGGCGCGCCGCGAAAGCCGTCGCCGTCGACATAGCCGGTTCCGGCCGCGTTGGTGAAATCGGTCATGGCCTGGTCCTAGCGGCGCTTGTGGCCGCCCTTGTGCGTGAGACCGGGGACGCTGACGCTTCCCGTTTCGCTCTCACGCTGGTTGGTCTTGGTCATGCGCTTGGTCGGGGCGGCTTCATAGCCCTCCGCGATAGCCTTGCGCTGGGTGATCGCACGCGTGGAGCCCGGCTTGGGTCCCGGCGTGTTGAAATCGTTGGCGGTCAGGCCGCCTCGGCTGGAGCCGCCGGCCATGGGCCTTACTCCTCCCGGCCGTGGTGGTGATGGTGGTGATGAATGTGCACGTGCTTTTCGTGCCGCTTCATCCCCTCGCTCTCATGCTCGCGGTCCATCTTCTCCCGCGCCATATGGCGCTCCTCGCCCTTCCGCTCGTGCTCGCGCGCGACCTTCTTGGACTCGCGATGCTCCTTGGGCTTGGCCCCCACGGTCATCTCGCGACCCTCGGGCTTGTGCTCGTGCTTGCCTTCGGGACGCTCCTTCTCATGGCGGGCGTCGACATGAGCGCGCTTCGGCTCCTCGCCCTCCATCTTCGGCTTGGGATGCTCGCCGTGCATCCGCTCGTGGCGCATGCCCTCGGCCTTGTGATGGACGGCGGGCTCAGCGGCCTTGCGGCCCTTGGCTTCGCGTTCCTTGGCGCTCTGAATCGGGAGCATGGCCCCGCTCTCCTCGAAATTCCCGCTCGCCCCCAATGGGCCTCGGGCTTCAGCGAGCGTTCCGCCCGCGCGACTGTCCCAAAACCTTGTTGGCCTTGGCGTCGATTTCCGACTCTTGGGCCTTCGAAATGTGACCCTTATGCTCCTCCTCGGACGCCCGCGCCTTGGCGTTGGCGGCGTGGGACCGATCGTTCACTGGATACTTGCGCTCGCCGGGCAAGCCGAACTTCGAAGCCCGAAGCTTCGAACGTCGCTCAGCCGACATGCGATCAGCGCCCATGGGGTCACGCTATGGCCGTTTCCCGTGTTTAGCAAGCCACCCAGGCCGCGCCGGTGCTGAGCACCAGACAAAAGACCGCGCCGCCGCCCGTGACCGCGACGCCAAGGGCGGGCGTCAGCGCATCGGAAACCGCCCTCACCGCGCCCTGGCCCGCCGTGGCGGCGGCCGGAAGGGCGCTGACGATGGAGACGGGGACCTTCAGGATAAAGGCCTGGAGATCAGCCGGCGTGGTGCTGTCATTCGCGCCGCCGGCCGCCGGGGTCTTGGGAATGATGTCGGTCCCCACCAGGGCGGTTTTCGGCATGGCCGAGATTTTCTGGTCAGCCACGTTCAGGTCTCCAATTGCACGAGGCCAGCATCGCTCTCCAGGAGCATGCGGCCGGATTGATCCTCCAGCTCGATCGCGTCCTCATCGGCCGGCGCGCTTTCGGCAATGACGAGCTGGTTAATCGGAAGGCTGAGCCCGATGGCGAGGTTGAGGGTCACGTCGGGCCAAAAATCACGATGTCGGTAGCCGTGGTGTCGGTCTCCATCAGGCGCGAGATCACCAAGGGGATGATCTGGCCGGCAGGGACCGCCGTGAACACAACGGGAGTGGGGGTGCCCTTGCTCTCCTGGTAGGAGGGCATGACCGCCACGTCGCCGGTCACCCCGACATAGAAGCCGAAGCCGCTGATCCTGGCGGTGTCGCTGGGGACGCCAGCGAACGCATTGATGGGAACCAGACTCGCATCATAGGCCATCAGCCCCTCCAGATTTTTCCGCGACCCTTGCGGCCAAAAGGCCTCATCATGATAGACGCCGGCCGGTCGAAATTCTCAAGCCTTTGAGTGAAGGCCTGCGCCCGCTCGGTGATGCGCTGCGCCGTCGCGGGGTCCGCCGCCGCCACGCCGTAGTTCTCCATCAACCGGTCGGCCAGGCTGTAAATCCCGTTCTCGGTCCACTCGATCGGCAGGTCCACCGGATCGGTGACTTCGGAGCTGATATTGGCCGGCCGTGCGACGGTCGCGTTGATCGTGCCGCTCTGGGCCGGGACCGGGAACAGATAGAGGTTCGAGGCTCCGATCTGGCGATCAAACATGATCACGCTTGGCCCAGAACTGGCGGAGGAGCCCTTGTTCGGCAGGGACATATAATCCCCGTAGGTGAATATCCCCAGCGGGCGCTCAAAGAGGTTCGGGGCCGGGCTCACCACCCAGCGCGCCTCCTCCAGGCCAAGGATCACCAGATTGCCGCCCTCGGCCGCGTCGGGAATGGTCAGGATGTTGGACGGCTGACCCTGAAAAGCCCCGGCGATGATGGCGAGTTGTTCCTGGCGGAAGAGGTTGATCCCGTCCGCCTGCCAGCCGGTGATCATGCCGGCCAGGGCGTCGATGCCCTCCTGATATTGCGCGTCGGTGGGCGAGTTGCCAGCTCTCACGACGCCCAGCCGCCGATAGGCCGCCTGGACCCATTGGCCCGTGTTCAGGCCCCATTTGGTGGTGACGGTCATGGCATCACGCTAACCCAGCCGGCGACGCGGTTCTGCACCGTGCATAGCACTTCCGCCATGGTCAGCGAGACGCGAATCTCCGATGGGCTGGTGGCCACGACCTCGGCCTGCACCAGGGGCACGCGCGCGTTCGAGGCCTCATTGGCCAACACCTCGGCCATGGTCAGGGAGGTGCGGTCCTGCGCCACTAGCTGATCACCTTCTGGCCGATCTGGGCGGCGTTGACCCCGGCCTGGAGCCAGGCGGCCGAGGTGTGTGGGTCGGTCGGATAGATGTCCCGCTGATACTGGTAGGACCCGGAGACCGCGAAGGTGGTTCCATGGACCAGCGTGCCGCCGCTGGAGAGCGAGGTGGCCATGGTGCGCGTCGCGCTGTCATCCTTGCGCGCCGCGACACGCACCTGAACGGCGAAGATGCTGACCGGGGTGAAGGGGAGGCCCGCGGTCCCGTAGAGGTCTTCCTGGTTGGCGGTGTTGGAGAAGACATAGGCCGCGTCCCCGTCGCACGGCAGGGTGTCGACCATGGGGTAATTGGTGCTGCCGGTAAGGGGCGTCCACTGCTTTTGCTGGTCGCTGTTGGGGACCAGCGGGACCACCTGGCACTCGCCCACGCGGGTGGCGACGTTCACCGCGTAGATATCGCCATAATCCTGGGTGAAGACGGAGCTGACGAAATTGCCATTAAGGCCGAAGGAAATATAGGTGCAGGCGGTCGCGCTCACCACGCCCGTGAAGGTGGCGACCTCGATCCCGTCCAGATAGAGGTTCAGGACGCCCCCGCTGGCCAGGATGTCGGCCTCCATCTCCACGTAATGCCACCCCCCCGGCGGCAGGGGCGTGGCGAAGGTGGCGACCGCGTTGGTCTCCGCGCCGACCCATAGAAAGAGCTGCTGGTTGGAGTTTATTCCCCAGCCGCAAAGCTTGGTTCCGTTCAGGGCGCTCCAGAAGGTCGCGCCGGCCGAGACGCCGGGCGGCGAGTTGGGACCAACGAAGCGGTAGGCGCAGCCGATGGCGAAGGTGGACCCGGAGGCCACGGCCTGGCCGAAATAGCCCGAGGTCCCAACGCTGGCGTCCGCCACCCGCACGGCCTGTCCGCCGAAGCGCCCGGAGATGAGAGTGAGGTTGCCGCTGAAATTCGAGCCGAACTGCCAGCAGGATTGCAAGCCCTGAGCGGTGCTCTGAATGTCGGGATAGGCGGAAAAGCCGTCGATGAAGAGGAAGCTCATACCAGCCCCGCGAGCGTGATGGCGATGTTTGCAAGGCCGTAGGTCGAAAGACCGGTGGTGACGCTCACCACGTCCCCGGGGGCCAGGGTAACCGGCGCGGTGAAGGCCACCACCCCGACATTGGAGCCGCTGGCGAAGGTGATGGTGGCGATGGGCGTGCCGTTCTGGTTCAGCGTCAGCACCGACGCCCCGCCGGATGGGGCCGTGATGGCGGCGGCGCGGCTCTGCACCTCGGGGGCGATGGACCCCAGGATGACCGGCCGCACCGCCACGAAGGCCAGGATCGTGGCGCTCGGCAGCGGCGGGCTCGGATAGCCCATGGCGATGTCATAGACCGCCACCAGGTCATCCGCCGTGATGTACATCGTCCCGATCCCCAGCCGGTCGATGACGAACGCGTCAGAGGGCAGGAGCGAGGTGGCCTGGGGGTACTGGCGGATGTCAGGCATCAATCGCTCCCCGGCGCGCTGGGCGGGAAGACCGGCCCGGTGCGGATGATGATATCATCCTCCAGCACATTCGGCCCCGGCGGCGGCAATGGCGTCTCCACGATGTTTTGAGGCGACTTGGCCCCGATCGGCGAGCCCTGTCCGGACGGATAGACATATGGCCCCTGGCCATTGGTGATCGCCACCTCATTGTTGGCGGCAATCAGATAGGTCCCGTCCGTCAGCGCGTCTGGCAGGTCGTTCGGCGGCCGGGCATCCACGAAGGGAAGACCCTCGGGATAGATGTCGGGCGGCGTCATCTGTGGCGGCCGGGGGTCCACGCAAGGCGGGCAGACCTTGAGGTTGTCCCACTCGGTGATCATGGACGAGCGCCGCCACCGCTGCGAACAGCGGTCGCACACGAACCAGGCGTTGCCGAGCCGGAAGGTGGAGGCTGTAGCTACCCCTTCCATCCCTGAAACCCAGGATGACGACTGAGTCTCGCCTTGGCGGACTCCACGGACTGATGGACCTTGGGCTTCATCCCAGGCTCCTTCATTGTTACGGGCGAGGTCCACCCAAGCGCCGCGCCAACTTCGGCCTTGCTGGGTGAGATTTTTACCTCATGCACTTGGCCTTGATGGTGAACGAGCCCCACAGTATTTCGACCGTGGCCGCCTGAGTCTTTCGCCATCGCGAAACCGCCCCGTATTTAGAACCCCGGAGTCCCGAACAGCGCACGCCAGTCGCCCACAGAGGGGATGAAGCGGGCAGTACTTTTGGCCTTGAGGTTCTCTGTGTCAAAGTCGTTGTCCTTCTCCAGTTCAGGATAACGACGCCAGATCGAAACGAGGCCCTTGTCCCGCTCGATCGAGGTTTGCAGCCACCAAGCCTGGGTGGCCTCGACGCCCAGATAGGGGTTGACCAGCGCGCCCTCGGGGATGAGGCCCATTTGCTTCACGGCGTTGATGTCGTTGTTCGCCGTCGAGGTGCGGAGCTGCGATTCCAGCACGCGGGTGGTGTTGAACATGTCGGCGGCGGACACGATGATCTTGCGCGGGCGCAGCGAGATTTGCAGGCCGCGCGAGTTCTGGGCGAGATAGACCCGCTTGATCATGTCCTCCAGCGACGCCTCGGAAAAGTCGGCGTTGACGGTCGGCAGGTTCGATTGCGTGCCGTTCTTGGTCGGGTGGCTGGCCGAGCAAAGGGGTTGGCCGTCACCATAGACGTAGAGCGGGTTGGAGCTGGAGAAGGCGTTGATCAGGAGATTCGCGTGAACCATCTCGATTGTGGTGTGCATCGAAAAGGCCAGCGAGGCCGCGCGACGCTCGGAGACCTCGGCATAGAGGTTGTCTTCAAGCTCCTCGCGGGTGACCTGGTAGCCCAGCGCGATCACGTTGGGCGTCGCCAGGGTGGCGTAGCCTTCGGCGTCCGCGTCATAGGTGATCGGCGAGGATTCCGATTTCGTCCGCGCCAGGCCGAAGCCGGTGGATTCAATCAGGCGCTCGGTGGCCAGTTCGCCGTCCACCTCATCGAAAATCTGCGAATAGATGTCCGGAAACTCATCATAGTTGAGACCGAACGTCATCAGCACGCCCGGCCACAGGAAGTCGGGATGCGAAGAGCGGGTGATAACTGCGGCCATCGCCGAAATTCTCCTGAGTTGGGTTGAGGCGGGACGGGCGCTTAGATGCCCGCCGCGCCGTTGACTTCGGTCGAGACGTTGATCCGGCCAATGAATTTGCAGTTGGCCAGGCCCACCACGTTATCGATCTCCTGGAGGACCCCGGTGATGTTGAACTGGTGCGTGGCGGTGGTGGCGGCGCTGTTGGGATCGAACTGCCAGCCCGAGAGGCCGGTATATTGCGAGCCCGCGCCGCTCACCAGGTCGACGTTCTTGCCGACGATCGTGGCGGCGGGAATGCCCCCGTTGTCGTTGGACTGGATGGCGAACTCCACCTCCGGGTCATCCACCACCAGGACGTAATAATCCAAGGTCGTGGAGGCTGGGCGGTAGTAGGGACCCGGCTGACCGGACGAGCCGAAGAAACCGGGATTGGCCGCCCCGGCGGCGCAGGAGCCGACGAAGCCCACCACCACGCCAGTGATCTTGTCGCCGTCGCCAGCCGCCGCCAGGTCGACGCCGTTGACGCCCTGGCTGTCGGCCGAGCCGGCGACCTTGATCACCGGGTCACCGACGAAGAGCGCGTGCGTGTTGGCGGCGGGGACGAAGTATTTCCGCGCGCTGTCGTTCCACTTCGCGCCGTCGATGCGGCGCAGCGGAACCAGACCTTGCGGGGTGTTCGGATTGACGGCGGCCATGATTATTCCCTGTTAGGCGTGACGGGGCCGCGCCGACGCCCCGAGGGGCCGCCGAGCTTGTTCCCCTTGGGGACGTAGAAAGCGCTCTGTTCGGTCTCCGCGCCCTCCAGCGCGCCGCTCAGGCGCTGGCGGGTCTCATCGTCCTCGGCCCCGAAGAAGCCGGCGTCCATGCCGTCCTCGGTCCCCTGATAGACGCGCTGATCCATGACGGTCTGACGGAGGTCCACCATGTCCTCCATATCGTCCTCGAAAAACTCCTTCGGCTTGCGAAGGAGGTACGTGTAGGTCGGGTTGCCGTGCTTGTCGGTCCCCGACAGCATGCGAATGCGGGCGGAGGACTCGCTGTCGGTCGACTCCGGATCGAAACCCTCGATCTCGCCCACCTCCACATAGTCGTAGTCGTCGCCCTTGGTGGCCATGCGCAGCCGCGCGCCCTGGTCATCCACCCAGCGATAGACGTAGTTGGGATCGAGCTGCGACGGATCGAAGATGTCCAAGGTGAACTGCGCCATGCGGTTCAGCGTCCCCGCCCGGCGGCGGCGGCGCTCGCGCCTCTTCACATCGATCCGGGGCGCACGGCCACGCGCGGGATTGGCCTCCGGGGCGTTCTCGTGCGTCTGGGCGTCGGTCATTCAGGGCTCCCCAGCAGAGGAGCCCTCAAAGGGCTACCCCGCCTTGTTTCTCCAGTAGTTCCCGGCGAGTTGCTTGCGCATCTCATCGGCCGTCTTGCCGAAGCGGCGGGAGAGCTTGGTCACCTGGCGTTCCATGTGCTCGCGCTCGTCCGCCGGAATTTCATTCCAGCCCGGCTCTCGCCTGTTCCGGCCCTGTCCCCGGTCCCGCGCGCTGTTGCCGCCCTGGGAGTGAGGGGCCTCGGTGGTCCGAAGCTCTGAAAGCCGCACTTCGCCGCGCTCCTGGTAGCGTTCCGCCCGATCGCCGCCGCGTTCGTCGCGGTCGATAGGGGCCTGGAAATGCTCAGGGAAACGCTTGCGGACCTCCGCCTCGGCTGCCTCTAGCTGGTCCTCGGTGGAAAACCCCTGAGCCGCCAGGCGATTGGTCTCCGCCACCGCTACCGCCTTGGCCACCGGGTCCTCGTTGAACCAGGTGTTTCGGGCAATCCACGCGGCGGTCTGGGGTTTGGGGCCGGATGCCGAAGCGACTTTCGCCGCCGCCGCAACCGCCGCATCCGGATCGCCCGCCGTGGCAGCGGCGCGCACTTCGGAGAGACCTTGCTCACGTTGCTGACGACGGGCCTCCTCGGCCGCCTGGTCCGCAACAGCCCCAGTTCGGCGCAGCCGATCCTTGAGCCTCCTGTTCTCTTCCGCTTGGCGCTTGATCCAGGTTTCGCTATCGCACCAGTTTTCGGGGCGACCGCGCCACTCGGACCTTGGCGTCCACCCGGTGCTCCTCGCGACCGGATCGAAGGGGGATTCGCCTTCCGCGTCGCCCGCCTGATCCGAGGATTGCCCGCGATCGTCCCGATCGTCAAGGTCCGACGCGTAAGGGTCCACCACCTCGGCCGCGCGCGCGGGGGCTAGAGAGGCGGCGGCCGGGGGCGGAGGGGGCGAGACGAGCTGGGTGCGGCGCTCCTGCCCGGCCGGCCTCTTACCGTCCCCCTCGGCCTCGGGCGCGACCAGGCCGCCGGCCTCCCGAATCTTGTAGCGGTCAGGCCTGGCCATCAGTGTTGCTCCACGCGCGGGTCGCGGCCGAAGCGGGTGAAGCCCTCGGGATAAGGACCCTCCCACCGACGCACGATGCCGCCAATGTCCTTGTCCTTCACCATGCGGTAGGGCTTGCCGTCCTCGCCGTCCAGGACCCCACCGGCATAGCGGGCGAACCAGACGATATCGCCCACCTTGGGCGGCCCTCGGCCATCCTCCGGCCAGGCGTCATAGTTGAAGGCGATCTCGCTGGCCGCGACGATGCGGCCCACCTGGCGCGCCAACTCCAGGCTCTCGCGACTCTCGTCCGGAATGAAGATCGAGCCCACCTTGTCGCGCTGGCGCGCGGGGGCGATGATCAGGTTGTATTCCACCGGCTCGACGCCCACGTCCGTATCCGCAAGGGCGGGCACGTCCATCAGCTCGACATCGCCAACCTTGCCGAGGTTGACGGGATCGCTCTCCCTACGCGCCCCGCGCGCCTGGGCCTGCTCCGCCCTCAGTGATGCCGTTGACATATTCTCTCCATCCACTTTGATAAAACGCTTCGTACGCATCGGCTCGCGTGCGGTATTCCACCAGCTTGAGCGGATCGGCGTGACCCTGAACCCAGGCCAGCTCTCGCCAAGCAGCCTCATTCGCCTTCGCTCCAACCAGATAGGCGGTCGCGACAAAGCGCGTCACCGGGTCCTGACACCAGGCCTCGAACTCTTCTCGCGTGGGGAGGGGCGCGCCCGGTTGGGGCCTCGGATAGATGTCCGCCGCGCCCGGAGCCTTAAGCGCCGCCGCCCGCGCCAGGCGGGCTCGGCTCGGCAGGGGGGCTGATGGGCTCGACGGCATTTAGTCCTCCTTCTGGGGACGGGGGCTCAAGGCCCTGGTGTTTCACGCGGTGGCCTTCCTGGTGAAGGCGATGCGTCTGCTCATGCACCTCGCCCAGCGTGTGCAGGGCGTCGACTCTGAACTGGTTGGCCCTGGCGTCCGCCTCGCTGGCGCGCGCGACATCCAGATCCCCAGTGGCCCCGTAGTGCTGGGCCTGCGCCAGCTTCAGCTTCGTGGCCGCCTGTAGCTCCTGCGTCTTGGCCACCAGCTCCGGGTTCGGCGGCACCTGCGCCACGAAGCGCTCGGGGCGGTCGAATTGCAGGATGTCCAGGCCCTCCTTGATGATCTCCTGCGCCGGCCCCGGCTGGGTCATGCCGGCGGCCATCCCCACCGGGCTCTCCGCGATCTGGGTCAGGGTCTGGAATCGCGAGGTCTTCTGCATCTTCGTGACCACGGCCGGGTCGGCCACCGGCTGGATGTCCGTGCCGTCGCCCGCGAAATCCTGGTCCAGGTCGCCGTTGGTCAGCTCCTTGTACTTTGTCCGCATGTTGGCGTTGGCGAAGCGGCGGATGAAGTGGAAGAGGATGCGAAACTCATCCCTGAAACCGCGATAGATACGCCGATAGATCGAGGAATAGACCTCCAGCGCCTGGTTCTGGAGCGCCATGGTGGTCCCGACCGGCGCGGTAGACGGGGCGTCTCCGGTGATCACGTCCTTCACGCTGGCCACATCCTTGGCCGCCGCCAGCAGCAGCTCCAAAAGCTTGAAGGTCACCTCCGAAGGGTGAGGGACCGTCCGCTCGAAGATCGCCTCGCGAAGGTCCGCGCCCGGCGCGTTCAGGGTCTTGTACTCGCCCGGCTGGAAATAGAGCGAGCCCGACTGACCCGAGCCCTGGATGCGCACGTTGCCGCCCACGAAGCCGCCGCCCGCGATCTCCGCCGTGCCGGCGTCCATGAGCTGGTTGATCGAGGTGTCCACCGCGTCGGTGATCTGGGCGAGGAGCTTGGCCAGGCCCAGCGCGTAGAAGCGGCCCTTGGGGTCGGGGAGGAAGCGGAAGGAGGCGTACTGATCCCACCGATCGATGCGCACCACCTTGCCGGCTTCGGTGTCGACCACCACGTCCTCGGCCGTATAGGCCGACTGGATGGCCATGCAGGTCTGTTGGTCCACATCCACCGTGACGATGTAGGGCTCGACCATCCCGTCATCGTCCAGGTCTTCGAAGCGCACCTGCTCGATCCACAGGCGCGCGCTTTCCGGGTCCGAGCTGTCCTTGAGCGGCAGGCTCACATCGGCATAGATGCCCGCGCGCTGGCCTCGCTCGATCTCGTAAGGATAGATATCGAAATCGTGGGTGATGCGCGGAGCCTTTTGCAAGGACTTGGTCTTGTTGTTCACCGTCAGGCGCGTGGCGCTGACGTATTCGCTCATCAGGCCCGATGAGGACATGAGGATTTTCTTGAAGCCGCACCCGGTGATGCTGGTCTCCAGGAGGAGAACGTCCGTCTCATCTTCCCAATCAGGCATCTGATAGAAGACCAGCCAATTGAGGTAATGGGCCACGCGCTGGCCACGGGCATTCTTGGCCGCGTCCGCCGCATCGGCCTGCGCCTCGGCCTGCTGCTGGGCTTGCTGCGCCGCCTGCTGCTGCGCCTGCGCCGCCTGGAGGTCTAGGGGCGGCCCGCCAATGTGGCCCATCTGGAGCTGCTGGGGCTTCTGGGCGGGCGGGGAAGGCGCTTCGAACACCTTGACGCCCACCACCTTGTCGCCCCGGATGATTTCGCTGGCGGCCCTGGCCTGGAATTGAAGGGAGGCGGTGGTGAGGATCGGATAATGCAGATCGGACGCCCCTTCATAAGGGAAGTCCTTGACGCGTCCTTCATCCCCGTCCTCCGCCTCCTGGCAGGCCAGGCGAAGCCCGTCCTCCGCCAGGTCCAGCCAGCTTTGCCGAGAGGTCTGATCCAGCCGCCATTCGCGGATGGCGTCGACCGCGATCCGCCCACACTGCCCCGGCGTCAGCAGGTGCATGATGTTGCCGCGCGTGGTGGCGAACATCTCCAGGCGCTTCAGCGATTCCGGGGTGGCCTTGAAGCGCTCGGGCTCGGGGCGCTCCGCATCTTCGAAGGCCGACCCTTTGCGGGGCTTCGGCGCGCCGCCGCCGGCCTGGTAGTACTGCGCCTGCTCCTCACGGGACTGGTCGCGGGTGTCGATGCGGGCGCGCGGCGTCGGGGCGTTCACCACCTGCCGCTCGCGAAACGCACCACCACGCGCCATGAAATCCCCCTTCGAAGACGTTCAGCTTAGGCTATGCGCCGTCCTTTTGTCGAGCGCGCCAGCCACGAAGGGCCGCCATCGCCTTGCCGAGGCCCTGGCTGAGCGCCTGCGCCTGGCCGTGGGTCATCTTCAGCTTGACGATGCGGTCGCCGCCAAAGGCTTCGCTAACATAGCCGAACTTCATGAGGATAAGGCCGTCTGGCGTGATTTCGTGGGTGATCGTGTCCGCGGCGGCTTCGGCGTCAGTCTGGTCGGTCAATATCCCGTCCTCCGGTTCTTCACGCGCGGTGCGCGGGGTTGGCCGCCGGCCGTGGCGGATGGCCAATACGGCATGGCGAAGGTGAGCGCGGCGGCGTCGCCCAGATCTGGCGAGGCCCCGATCCGCTTCTTGATCGAGTCCTTCTCCTCCAGCACCAGCTCGTTCGAGGTGTTGAACCGCGTTTTGCCCGGACCCCACTCGGCCGCGCATATGTCGGCCTGAAAGCTGTCGTCATCGGGGACCTGCACCGGGAGTTCATCGTCCGCCAGCCATCGGCGGAGAAGATCGTACATCTCCGCGCGCCGATTGAAATAGGCGTCGTCGCCGGTTTGGGACGTGGTGACAGGCGAAGCCCCGAAGTTCACCGCGATGAGGTTCGTATAGCCCATGTCGGTGAGGATATCGAATATCGGCCCCCCGAGCCCCCCGACATCGACACAGACCCAATCGGGGCGGATGCGGTTGATGCGAGCGGCGATCTGAGCGGCGACGTAGGTTCCCGAGCCTCCAGGATCCATGCGCTCCGCGATGCGCTCACCCATACGGCGTCCGCATCGATCGATGATTCCAACGCGGTCTTGTACGCGGGAGGGGTCGACCCCAAGGATGACAGGGCCATGGCCGATAACCTTCGCCTTGCGTGCGCGCAGCACGTGGAGGGGGGGGATGAAGCTGTTGCCCGACGACTGGAACGCTTCGTCGAAGGTGGCGGGAAACTCCTGGCGAAACAGCCAGCAGGGCTCATCGAAGGACGCACTGATGACGAGGGCCAACTCGCGGTTCTTCAGATAGGCCCAATAGAGCTGTTCCCAGGTGAGCCGGTGAACACGGGCGTATTCGTACCAGGCCTCCGCCGGCTCCCACTGGTCGGGACAGTCGGCCACATAGTCCTCACCCCAGAACCAGGGGATGAATATGGCTTCGAACTCGCTCTCGCCCCGGATCGCGGCCTGAGCCTGGCGATAGAACATGTTGCCGACGCCGTTGGCCGTCGACTCCAGGATGATCTCCGATCCCTCCGCGTTGCCGACCGTCTGAAAGGCCCCCGTCACGTGCTCGGTGGCGTTTTCCCAAAAGGCCACCTCCGATCCGTGGAAGAGCTGGAACGTCGAGCCGCGCCCCGTGGCCACCGATCCGGCGGTAGAGACGGCATAGCCGCAATCGTTGTCCTCGAACAACAGCTCCTTGGCGTTGCCCCGCAGGAGGGGCGGCTGGGCGAGGCCCGGCGCATGGAGGGCGTGGAAGCGCTGCGCCATGCCGAACAGGTTGTTGGTGGCGTCCTGGTTGTGGGTGAGGATGAAGGCCCGAAGCGCCCGCCGCGAGCGCCAGAGGCGGTGATAGTAGCGGCCCTGGACATAGGTGGACGAGCCGAGCTGCCGCCCCTTGACGATGATGGCCCTGACGCGGCCGAGCGTCTGGCGCTGCTGTTCAAGGCGGTGGTGGAGGTATTGCTGCGCCTTGTTCAGCGTGAACGGCAGGATGACGCCGCTCTTGGTGCGGATCTTCAGGACCTCCTTGGAAAAATAAGGATAGTCCTTCATCAGCCTTTGCAGGCGGTCGACCTCACGCGGCTCCAGGTCTCCAACGCTCAAGGCTTTCCGCCTCCATCGGCCCGTCAGCTCGCCTGGCGCGCCGCCTTTTTATCCGGGCCTGGAGCCAGGTCCACACGGGCAGGTGAGTCCAGGCGTCATCTTCATCTATCGTGTCCCCGGTAGTGTTGCCAGGGAGGGGTTTGGCTTCCATCTCGCACCCCTCCCCAGCGATCGGCCCGGCGCATCACGCCACCGGGACGAAACCCTAGGACGTGGGCGCGGGGTTGAGAACCAGCGTCGCGGAGAAGGCGGCCGATTGGGGCGGCGCGCCGCTGTCCGCCACCGTGCCGCTGACCGTGAAGGTCCCCGGCGTGTCGGTGGGCGTGCCGCTCACCAGGCCCGTGGGGTCGCAGGAGAGCCCCGCCGGCAGGCCGACGACATTGGTGACGCTGTAGGGCGCGACCCCGCCCGTGACGCTCAGCGGCGCGGAATAGGCGACGCTGAGGGTGCAGGGGGTGAGCGGCGAGGCGACGGCGAGTTCTTCGCCGGATGCGGATGCCGCCGCCTTCAGGTTGGCGCTCGCCGCCTGGATTTTGGCGGTGAGGGCCTGAAGGGCGCTGTCGGGGTTGGAGCTGGACTGAGCCGCCGCGATCTCGGCCGGGATTTCGTCCAGCAGAGCGATGGCTTGGGTTTCGAGGGCGATTTCGTCATTCACCGCTTGGGTGAGAGCGTCTAGGGCCGTGCCCATCTGGTCTATCCTTGTGTTGAGGTGGCGAGCGAAGAGCCAGAGAACGAAGGCGGTCAGACCAAGGCACGCGAGGGTGTCGAGCACGGTGGTCCTCCTTCACGGCTCCGAGCGGGGCTCAGGATGACAGGTCCGTCAGCGGGCCTCAAGGCCCGGATCACCCTCCATCGGCGGGATCGCGGTAAGGCGCACGCGTACGTGATCGCCGTCCGTAATATACTTCCCATCGCGTTTCGACACGACACCCTCGGTCACCACCTCAGGGAATTGCCGCCAGGCCAGCGTTTGCCTGGGATGGTTGGGGAAGAGACGGCGAACTTCGGCGCAGGTGTGCGTCACCATCATGAGCAGGCTCGTTTTCCGGATATCCCACCGCTGAACAGGGTCCAGCTCACGCTTAAGCGCCCCATTGTAAATCACGACATAGGGCGCGACCCACGCCGTCGCTCCGTCCTCCTCCGCCGTGATATACGCCTGTGGCGGCCCCATGATCGCGTCCTTGAACAGCGCCTCGATCGCGGCCTTTACCGCGCGCTCATCTTCGGTCAATGCACCGTCCTCCCTGCCGATCGCGCCTGGACCTGCGCGATGAGTTGGCGCAGGCCGCTCACCACGCTATGCAGCGGATCGCCCGTGCGACGCGCGCCGTTATGGGTGATGACGGCCTCGTTCGTCCCCAACTTGATCCGGCCGAGGATGAAGGCGGTCACCACCGCGTGCGCGGCCCTGGGGGTCAGCGCCCACGCGTGATCGTCGATGCGAAGGTAAACCAGCACCACGCCGTCGCCCGCGATCAGACCCATCCAGATATCCTTGGGCTCGCCGTCGCCCACCTCGTCCAGCAGCTCGCGGAAGGTCTCCTCGCTATCGACGAAGCCGGTCTCCACCAGATCCCCGTTGATCTCCAACCTGACCCGATCCATGGGTCAAGCGAGGTGGCCAGGCGTGGCGAGGGTCACATTCGCGAGCGCGGCAATCAGGGTTTCCACGGCCCGCTGGGCGGTCGGGCTGAAGAGGAAACTTTCACTGATCGATTTACGCAGAAAGTCGGCGGCCTCTATAGGGCTACCGCGCTCGCTGATCGGCCCTTCCTCCTGAGCCTCGGTGGTTGTGTGACTGAACGGCTGGCCGACCGGCAACAGGTTGTTGGCCCGGTTGCGGAAGTCGTTGCAGCAGGCGATCCACCCCGAGACGAAGGGCACCTCCAGGCGTGGGCTGTCGGCCTCGTGGCCGTAAATCCGGCGCTGGCCAGCCATGAAGCTGCGACGGGCATCGTTCAGGGATTCGCTCATGAGGTCAGTTCTCCAAAGGGCATCGGCAATTGCGTGTACGGCACATAGAGCGGATGGCGCGGTGAGCCGTCCTGGGTGGTCCCAAGGCATGCGAGCTTTATCCGCGACCCCTTGAACCACTTCACCACCTCGGCCGCGCGCCCGGTCTTACCGAGCCAAGGCTGAGAGCCCCATGCGCAGAGGACAATCGGATTCCCCACCAAGGCGCCGTGATCGCCCATGCGGCGAATGAAGCGGTCATTCATGGGGCCGACGACATCGGTCGAAGAGCCGAAGAACTGAACCGCGACGATCTTCGGATCGGTCGCGCGCCAGGCGAAGAGGTTGCAGACCTGAATGCCCCCGAAGCCCCACCGCCCGGCGAAGCCCATGCACTTGCGGATGGTCGGATCATCTTCCTGCCCGTCCGCCGTGGAGGGGTTGAGCATGATGATGGCCAGCTTCGTGTTCATGCGAAGCGCCTGGAGCGAGCTGTCAATGCGCTCGTCCCACGCCACCTCGATATCCTTCACCGGGCCGAAGCGGTCGATGAACGGCTGCATGGTCAGGGGCGACCAGTCTCGGATCAGCCAGTAGCGATAGAGGCCGTCCTGGCTGATCCCCGCGTCGGCCATGTAGCCCCGCGCCTTGATCCGCGCGATGTTGTCAGATTGGTCTACCGGTTTTCCTCGTGATCCACCCCGCGCTCTCGCGGAGCTGTGAGGCCTGCTGGTGCAATTTCTGGGCCGAGGCGCGTAGCTCCTTGCAAGAACGCTCGTGCTCATCGGCCTGGCGAAACAGCGATGTCGCCTCGGCCTCCAGGAGACGCGCCTCCCAAAGCAGGGTGGCGTTCGTGTCATCCCAATTCGTGGCGTTGGATGGGCGAGACTCGGTGTGCACGTCCTCAATCGGATCATCGGCCATCATACGGTCTCCGTCTCAACCTTCGGAGGGACGTGTTCGCCGAAGGCCAATACCCCTCCCCTTATTTCCGCCCGGAGTTGAGCGTCCTCTGGCGCGGGCACTCTCCATATGCATAGCCCAACCATAATGCGCAGTCGAACCTGAACCCATTTGGCGGAGACAGAAAGGCCGGCCTCGATCCCCCAGCCGGCCTTGATCCCCGAGCCGGCCTCGATCCCCCAGCCGGCCTTGATCCCCGAGCCGGCCTCGATCCCCGAGCCGGCCTTGATCCCCCAGCCGGCCTTGATCCCCGAGCCGGCCTCGATCCCCGAGCCGGCCTTGATCCCCCAGCCGGCCTTGATCCACGAGCCGGCCTTGATCCCCGAGCCGGCCTTGATCCCCGAGCCGGCCTTGATCCCCGAGCCGGCCTTGATCCACGAGCCGGCCTTGATCCACGAGCCGGCCTCGATCCCCGAGCCGGCCTTGATCC